AATATAATCTGTGTTTGATACAGAATTAAATGTTTCATTTGTACCTGCACTCAAGGCGATTGCACCTGATGAGTTAATAGTGCCTACAAACTGTCTTCTAAAAACAAACGATGTATCTGATACACCGTTGTTGTCAGCAGTTAATAAAGTTTTTGTTTTTCTTTTTTGTAATTTTCTTAATAAAATATTTTTTTCTTGGTCTGCTAAAGTTGTTCTAATTCTTTTTGCAGGTATAGAAGAAACATTATTTGATAGAGCAACAATATGTGCGATACCAATAGTTGAGTCTGGAGTTGTTGGTGTGCCTGCAACAGTATATTCTACAGTTGTATCAGTTTTATATTCTATTAAAAATTTACCATTGTATTTTACATCACTATGGTCTTTTATTACAACTGTTCTTGATGTTCCTGTACCAGCAAGAACAACACCATTACTAGAACTAAATGGTGTGGTCGTACCTGATGTACTAGTAAAAGTTGCAGTATTTGAAACTCTAGTTGTTGCAGAAGTAGAGAGAATTTTAAGACCATTTAATACATAGAATTTTGCTTGTGTATCTGAAGTTATTTCTTCAATAACAATTTCTTCACTTGCACCATTCGTGCCTGAACTAATTTCTAATACATCACCAACTCTTAATTCAGTTGTGAACAATGTACCAAAACCTGTAAGTGTATCAGAGTTTCTATTTGCAGTTATTGTACCAGTGATTGTAAACTTAGAGTCTTGAACTGTATCAGCAGTAAAATCTTCTTCAGAGTCAGTAGGGTCGTCCATAAACATTGAATGAACCATACCAAAATCAAAAGTTACGGGGTCTTGAGCAAGTGAAATATCTACATTATCTGCACTTTCTAAAATTTCATCTGTCTCAGTTGAACCTGATGATTTAATTTTTTCACCATTTGTAAATGTACCAGTTACATTTGTTAAATACAATTCTGGTAATAATGTTGACTCTAGAATTACTTTATCAGTTGCGGCCACGGCAGTGCCTGACTCTAAAAGAATATTGTCACCTTCATCAGTACCACTACCATCAGTTTGGTTTAAAACTAATTCATCACCAGAACCACTACTTTCTAAGAAACCATTTGCACCAGAGGATACACCAGTAATTTTATCACCAACAGTTATACCCCCACTTGGTGTGTCTGATAAAACTAATTCTGTAAACATTTTAATATCAAAAAGATATGCTCTAAAAATAGCATCATTATCAGAACTGTCTGTTAGTAAGTTTTCTGAACCTGAACCAGAATCTAATTCAAACCCTCTTGCTCTTGCAACACCAATTCTATTACCAGGTAAGTTTGTTTTAAGAGAACCTGCCTCTGTACCTCTGGCCGCCGAACCACCATCTTTTGCAAAAGTAAAATTGTCATGTAAAGAAACTTCTCTATATGGTACTGCAATCTCACCAGCAATCTCTGGACTAATATCTGGTGAACCATAAACATTTGTTACCTTAACAAAGTTACCAACTTCAACAGGTGTTACTGCACCATTTATTGTATCTGTTGTTCTTGATTTTTCTAAATCTAAAAATGTAGGAGTTGACTTTTCAATTTCATACCCTCTTACATATGCTTTACCAGGTGATAACTGTAAAGTCATAAGACTATCTGATGGTGTTGCACCATCATCAGTTGTTTGTGCCGATGTGTAAACACCTTGATTCAAACCATCATCTAAACTCTCTTTTACATTAACTTGAAATCTTCTAACAGTATAATGACCAGACTCATCAAAAGTTCTTCTTGCAAGATTGTCACCTAATACTGAATACTCTGTTGGTCTTGCTTTTGCTTGAACTCTACCATTACTAATTCTTAATAGTTCTACAAAGTTTTGGTCAGCAGTAGAACCTAATGTTAATTTAGAAAGTGTTAAAGTTATGTTTAATCTATGGGCACCTTTTGCATTTTCGTTTGATGAACCTGTCGCATTATCTAAAAGTGAAGTATCTGACTCAGGTGTTATTAAATTTTCTGTAATAGTAAAACCTACTCTGTATGATGGTGTGTTTGAATATTTGTCTAAGATAAGTCTTTGTGATGTACTTCTAACAAAATGTCCACGAATAAAATAAACACCTTCATTTACATAGGCGGCAGAACCAGTGGCAGTGGCATCGGTTGCCTGTAAAACGGCAGACTCTTGATTAGCACTAAAAGAACCAATCGTACCATCAGCACTTATATTTTCACCGTCACTAAATGATAATGTTGTTCTATCACTATCTTGTGGTTTTATATATTTTACAAATAAAGTTAAAGGGTCTGTACTATCAGCATCAGTGAAACCTACAACTTGTGCTTGTACACCAGAGGTTGCACCTGTAATAATTTTATCAACATAAGAACTTGCGTTTGAAGTAATTGATGAACCATTAAAAGATGATTGTAATTTTACTGCATAATACTCGTCTGTAACACCAATCTCACCAGGTATAACAATCGCACCTTCTTTGAAGATGTGTCTACCCATTTTTTCAATTTGATTTTGTAGAATAGATTGTTGTGTTGTTAATTCTCTTGCCTGAACTGCAAAACTTGGTCTGTATAATACTCTATGAAAATTATCTGTCTCATCAAAATCATCATAATATGGTGAAACATTTAAATCTGTTTTTTGAGACATTTAGAACTCCACTATAATTTTAATATCTTCAGTTTGGTCTGATGCTCTTGAAATAGGTCTTCTATTTTCTATGTACATAATGTCACCACTGTCAGGTTCCATTTCTGGATTTGAGTAACCACTTGAGAAGACGGCACTATCTACAGTTGATGAACTAGTAGATGGTGTGCCTGTTGCACTTGAAGATGCTCCAGTAATTGTATTCGTACCAGAAAATGCAGTTGCATTATTACTAGAGTCAATACCATAATCTGAAAATCTTTCTTGTTGATAGTATAAAATTTTATTGTTTGTATCCCATTCAACAACTCTACCAACTGCACCTGTTGTTGTTTGTGTAATTTTTTCATCAACTTCATACTCACCAGAATGTGATGCAAGTAAAACTGCATATGTCATTCTTGCAGTTGAAGATGAGAATAGAGATGCACTACCAAACTGTGATGGATTTTTAACAATACCAACTTGTCTAAAATCATTTGCTACAGTTACATCAGAACCTTCGTCTTGTTCTAACTTTGTATTCATCATTACGAAATGGGCACCTAACTCATCTAACGCATTGAATCCATGACCAACTTTTGGTGATATGATAACAGTGATTGCACCAGCACTTGCAGAGTTCCAACTCGTTAATGTAGAACCAGAAATTAATGTTGATGCACTTGTGTCAGTATAGATATTTGTTCCTGCAAGAGAAACACTAGCAAAGGTATAACCTGTGCCATCATTTTGAACTGCTGATACACTTGACTCACCAAATCTTGTGATGACATTTGAACTCACAACAAGTTTAAGTATTGCACTTGAACCATCACCTTGAACTTTTGCATAATAAGTACCATCAGGATAACCACTACCTTGACTTGTTACAATAAACGCATCAATAGGGGCACCATTGTATGGTGCAGAACCACCATGGGCAGTAGTCGCCGCAGAAGATACTGTTGAGTCAGTTGTTGCAGGATGAAAATCTGTAGTTAAGAATTTATTAACTTCTGTTGTTGATAAAGTAAACATATATTGTAAAAGATATCCACCAACAAATTGTTTCACTGGTGAAGTAAATGTTGGTTCTGTTGTCAGAGCAAAAGTATTACCACTTGAGTTTAGATTGTAAAGAACTTTGTAAACTTTATTTTCAGAAGTAATAAAATAAAAAGTTTAGTTATATAAATTAGTTGCACCTGAATTATTTGCAGGGTTTGACGAAGATATATTATGTTCAAACATATCGTAAGTTGTTCCAGAAACAAATGTTCTACGATTAACAACTCTTGAAACATCAGAGGAAGCAATTTGATTCGCCGCTATCATTGAGTCCCATCTATAATTTTCTGAAGTAACATCATCTACAGGTGTTGGTGGTGCAGTGTCACTACCACCACTTGTTCCAGAGGTAAAAGGTGTTGCTTTACCAATGAACATATAATATCTTTCATTTGTTTCTGAAAACGACTCTAAAAATTGTGCTGAATTTTGTAGTCTAAACTTTTCTGTAATTATTGCCGCCATGTTTCTTCCTTATAGTTTTATTTATGATGGTTCTGTTGGCCAAGTTACATTTTTAACTTGTGTTGATGTTTTTAAATCTTTTGTTATATCTCTTAATGCTTGTCTGTAAGTTTTCCAAGCATCACTCATCGTCACATCAGAGTTTGCCATCCAATCTGACTCTTTGAGTTTAACATTTCTATCTTGTCTTAGAAATCTCATACCATCAAAATAATCTGCTTCTTCATCTGAGCATAAATCACTTTCTTTTGGTTCTGGTTTATCTGTACAGTTCCACAAATTAATAGTTTGTACACCTCCATCACCAAATACTTGAACTTCATC